TCTAGGAGATAGTGATGGAATTGTTCAAACCCCGCGCTGGAACGATTCGTCGCCCGACGGATAACCAGCAAAAGAATGGTCAGATTTACAACCCACCTCGGTATGAGCCGTTTGGTGGCTTGAGTGGAGCGAATAAGGTTACTAAAAACCAGATGACGCTTTCCAAACCCGGTGACACCAAGCGTGTCATTTAACTAATTGTTTTGAACGGCTGAAAAAACAATGTCGCTAGAAAACCTTACCCCAGACGCCCGTGATGAGCTCGCTGCCTTAGCGAAAGCCTTGGCTGAGAATCCAAAGACCCGAAAGGAGTTTTTGAAACTCACAAAGCAAGCGCATCCCGACCTTCCAGTTCCTGAACTTGAGATTGAGGAGCGAACCAATCAGGCTATTTCTGCACAGCAGCAAAAAATTGCCGAATTGGAAGCGCGATTAAAAGAAAAGGACGCTCGCACCGAGTTAGAAAAGCGTAGAAATACGTTGAAGGAGAAACGTCTTGCCGAATCGGATGATGATGTCAAAGCCATCGAGAAATTGATGATTGAAAAAGGCATAAGTAATCACGAATCGGCTGCTGAGTATTACAACTGGATGCGCCAGGCTGATAAGCCCACCCCTGCATTCAGTAATTCGCCAATTACCTCAAAGGTCAATGACTTTCAGAAGTATTTGAAGAATCCTGCAGCAGCGGCCAGGGAAGCAGCGGCGAGTGCACTCAACGAGCTAAGACAGGGAAACCAGTCTCGCCCGATTGGACTTCGTTAATTAGGTCTGTTTCTTAAAAGGAACCTATCATGCCTATTGGTGGCGGTATTATCCCAACAGCAGGCACCAGTCAGTACAATGAACTGACCTACGTTACCCGTAGGGCTTTCATTCCGAAACTGGTTGTCCAGCTTTACAACTCAACCCCCTTGCTTGCTGCACTGCTTGCAAACTCGCAAACCGCCTCTGGTGGTGTGTCGTCTGTAACTGTGCCTGTTCAGGGTTCCCAGTTTGTCAACGCGCAATGGTCGGACTACAGCGGTTCGTTTGCACAGCCTAGCGTCATGCAGGGTGCTTACAACGCTGAATTCAACCTTAAGTTGATGATCGCTCCAGTTCCATTCCTCGGTATGGAAGGTGCTGTACAGCAAGACTACGCTGTGATTCCTTTGATTGAGGCTCGCATGAACGATGCGACCAACGTCATGATGGATGCAATGGCAACAGCGCTGTACAACAACACCAGCAACAGCCAGCAATTTACTGGATTACCCATTGCTGTTGATTCGGCAGGTACTTATGGTGGACTTAGCCGTTCGACCTACGCATGGTGGGGCTCCAAAGAGTATGCTGCAGGTAGCGTTAACCCAACCCGTCAAAACATCCTTCAGTACATCTCTGGAACGGTGAAAAACGGTGCTGAGGTGCCTTCCTTTGGCGTTTGCGGCTTTGGCACTTGGACATTGTTGGCGCAAGACTTTGTAGGCCAAGAAACCTACATGATCACCCCTGGTAGCAACTTTGCTAGCGGTGAAGAAGGCCCAACGTCTGGTTTCCGTGCGCTCATGGTTGCAGGTGTGCCGATTTATCCTGATCCCTATTGCCCAGAAGGCACTTTGTACTTGCTGAACTCGAACTATCTCAGCATGTACATTCACGATCAGGCTGAGTTTGCGTTTACTGGCTTTGAGTCCACGCTGCCTAACTGGCAGATTGGTTATGTTGGCGCAGTGTTGACCATTGCTGAAATGGTGAGCACCAAGCCTAAGAGCATGACCAAAGTGACCGGCCTTAACTCACTCACGCTGTAAGGAGTCGATCATGGCATTGGCACTTAATAAAATCATCGTTAGTGGCTTAAACAGCGATGCTGATGGCGCGTACTTTGACTACGTTACCCAATCGGTAACGGCAGGAACGGATTACACGCTGCCAGCAGGTCTGTATGTCATCTATCCCGTCGCAAACTGTAAGTATCAGGCTTATAACGGCTCTGCATGGGCTGATGTAATTGCAGCAAATACAGGTGGCATGATGGTTTCTGATGGTCAGAACGTGAAAATCGTTTCGACCTCTGGCACTGTCACGGCACTGTTCTTGACCGTTAATGGCGGTCAGGCTGCTTCTGGCACCTACAACTCGTAATTGGAGTAAAGCATGGATGCAAACAAAGTCGGTAGTCTATTGCCGCAGCAGTTTGGAGGCATCCTGCTTGGGAAGTTGATCGGCGCGAACATGAATTCCACCGACGATCAGAAAATCACCATGTTTAGCAATCCGTCGAAGTTCATTCTTCGACGCATCGTGGTGACGAATGCTTCAATCTCTTTGACCACGGCTGCTGGCGGCGTTTATACCGCTGCTAGCAAAGGTGGTACAGCGGTTGTTGCGGCGGCCCAGGCTTACTCCTCGCTTACAGCGTCAACGCTTTTTCTTGATCTCACGCTTAGTACGACAAGTAGTGCAAGCACCACAGTGAAATCAAGCATTCCCAACTTATACTTATCGCTCACCACCGCTCAAGGTGCTGCAGCAACAGCGGATGTATATGTTTATGGGGATATTTTAGAAGCATGATCTTTGTTACAAACAAAGGTTCTCAGCCACTGGTCGCCAAGTACGTCGATCAGTGGTTTGAGTTTCCGCCAGGAAAAAGCGTACAAATCGAACCTTTTGTTGCGCGGCATATCTTTGGGTATGGCGACGACAATAAGTATCAATACTTGGTGCGTTTAGGTTGGTTGAAGATGAACACCGACCACGATAAAGCGATGGCTCGCCTTGCTGAGTTCACCTTTACGGACGCTCCAGTAAAACCCGACCAACAATCAGCCGTGTTGGTGGAACGAGTAGCCCCTCCCGCTCCGCGTGGGCGAGCTGGGGTCAAAGTCCAGCCCCAGACAAGCGATGAGGCATAAATGGCAACCTACTCAGGGTATATCGCAGAAGTTAGAAGACTGCTGCATGATGCTTCTGGCAACTTCTGGACAGACACCGAGCTAACCGATTACATCAATGGTGCTCGGCATCGTGTCGTGCGTGACACGGGTTGCCTGCGCAATATCCTGACTGGGGCTACAACCACTTCGGTTGAAGTTTTTAACATATCAACCCTTACATTGCCTTCGTGGGCAGAGCAGATTCTTGATGTATTGAACATCAATCTGTATTGGGGTAACACTCGCATACCTTTGCGTTACATGTCATGGACGCAGTTCAATGCTGAGTTGCGGTTTTGGCAGAACTACACAGGAAGACCCATAGCTTTTACAAGATATGGTCAAAATCAAGTCTATTTTGGCCCAGTACCTGATCAAGTCTATGTCATCGAGGTTGATACGATCTTGTTGCCATCGCCGCTAACGTCTGACTCGCAGACTGAGGTGATCTTAGAGCCCTACACCTCGCCTGTAGCTTTCTACGCGGCTTACAAGGCTAAATACAAAGAGCAATCTTACGGTGAAGCAGAAATATTCAATGCCGAGTACAAGAAGCAGTTACTGGCAGCGATTAACTCTAGCTTCACGCGTCGCTTACCAACGCCTTACTCGGTTCAATAATCATGGCCGCAGTTGAGCAAAAGAAGTCCTACCACGTTACCAAGGATTTCAAAGGGCTTAACACCAAAGCCAATCGAACTGCTATTCAAGAAAATGAATTTGCTTGGATAGAAAACGTCATGCCGGTTGGGTATTCAAATTTGAAAGTAATACCCAAAGAAAAACGCGTTACCTATAGCAGTACAAATTTCAGTTGGGGCGGCACGGTGCATTACATGGCGCCAGCCAATATCAATGGTGTCGCCTACATGTTTGCGTTCTTCACCAATGGAGGTGCGCAGTATGTCAGCCTGGAAACCCCTACCGCACCGATCACACTGGCTAGCTCAGGAACGTTCAGCGGAACCCGTACTCAGATCAGTCAATGGAAGAATGAGCGAGTCCTCATCATTGACACAACTTATGGATACGCTACGTTCGACGGGACGAATCTCGTTCGGGTCGGTTCGGTCGGCACCATTACGATCACATCAGGTGGGTCTGGATACTCAGCAGCGCCAACGGTAACGATTAGTGCTCCAAACCAAACTGGCGGCGTACAAGCAACAGCGACGGCAACTATTACAAGTGGCGTTGTTACAGCCATCACCATTACGGAGCCAGGAACAGGTTATACGTCAGCACCAACCATAACTTTTTCAAGCGGCGCAGCGTCTGCGACGGCGACAGCAATCAATCAGCCTGGAACCTGCATACAATCTTTTTCTGGCCGCGTATGGATTGCTGATGGTAGAACCATCTACTACACGGCGGCAGACAGCTACAACGACTTTACAAGCATTTCTGCTGGCAACATCACGTTAGTCGATGCCACGTTGTATGGCGACATCACGCAGATCATTGCAGCAAATAACTTTTTGTATATCTTTGGTGAATCGTCAATCAACGTCTTTTCTGACGTTCGCGTCAATACGCTTGGCGAAACGCTATTCACCAACACCAACATCAGCGCTTCGATTGGTACGGAACTATTTTTAGGCGTCTTTGCATACTTTCGTAGCATCTTATTCATTAACCGCTACGGTGTTTATGCTCTGGTTGGCGCTACAACAACCAAGATTAGTGATGCGCTTGATGGCATCTTCCCGAATATCGACTTCAATTCGTCGGTAACGGGCTGTCAGACACTGATTTACAACATTTTGGTGTCTGCATGGAATGTTAGATACAACGACAACGGCACTTATCGGCGTGTGCAACTGGTTTTCTTTGACCGCAAGTGGTTTATCAGTTCGCAAGGCAACTTAACGCACATCAATTCGTCACCGGTCAATGGACTAATCAACTCTTATGGCGTTGAATCTGGTGGTGCATTCTTCAAACTGTATGAAGATCAAACTGCAAACATATCGACCGAGGTTGTTACGGCGCTTTGGGACTTAAAAGACCCAATACGAGACAAGCAAGCGCTTAAATTAGGTGTTGAAGCGACATTTCCGGTCACTGTTGCTGGCTCATTGAACATTTCGATTGATAGCGAGTCTCGCGCATCAACGTCAATTGCGCTTGGCAATGCTGTAACGTGGCAAAACATATCGTTTAGTAACATTGCATGGACAAATAACGCTGGAAGCACCTTGCAATGGATTTCGTCTGGGTATCAATTGACTGAAGGGTACAAGCTGCTGAAGTGGGACGCGCAGATGTATGGCAAATACCTTGGCATGACGGTAACATCAACGGCGCCAGCCTTCACATTCAATGGCTTCCAGCTTGAACATGAACTAAGAGCGAGGTTCTGATGGCAAAGCCAGTAACAATCCCTAATACGTTTGCCACTGCAACAACGTCCATACCACTTGCCAATCTGGACGCTGATTTTAGTACCGTTGCAACAGCGCTTAATGATGCTTCGACATATAGCAACTATGCTTTAGATTCAGGCACTGTTGATGCCTATGTTGTAACGCTTTCTGGTTTATCGACAACATACCAGGCTGGTCTTGCTATCCAGTTCCAGGCAACGACCGCAAATACAGGACCATGCACGTTAAATGTGAATGGTCAGGGCGCTAAAAACATCATTTACCCAGATGGCAGCACGTTGTCAGCCAATGCCATCGTTGTTGGTGCTATCGCGTCTGTAATGTATGACGGTACGAGCTTTCAATTGCTGTCAGTTAAAAATGCAGCAGGTGGAGGTGGAGGTGGAGGAAGTGTCGCCTCAGTTGCAATGTCCGTTCCAGCGTTTCTTCAAGTTTCAGGTTCGCCCATCACAACGACAGGCACGTTAGCGGTTACTTACTCTGGAACGCCTTTACCTATTGCTAATGGTGGCACGGGCGCAACTACAGCCGCAGGCATTCGCACTACGATTGGTGCCGGTGATGTTAATGGCCCAGCGTCATCGACAAATGCACAGATTGCGTTATTCAATGGCACGACAGGTAAGACTATCCAAGTGGCTACTACCACGGGCATGGTCAAAGCTACTAGCGGTGTTATTGCTGCAGCTACTGCTGGTACTGATTATGTGGCGCCAGGAGGTGCGTTAGGAACACCTTCTAGTGGAACGCTCACGAATTGCACTGACTTGCCTATTTCAACAGGTGTAAGTGGTCTTGGGTCTGGCGTAGCTACTTTTTTAGCGACGCCATCATCAAGCAACTTAGCAGCCGCTGTTTCTGATGAAACGGGAAGTGGTAGTTTGGTATTTGCCACCTCGCCAACGCTTACAACGCCTAACCTTGGTACACCATCCACCATTACGTTAACGAATGCAACTGGATTACCTGTATCGACGGGTATAAGTGGATTAGGCACAGGTGTTGCGACAGCACTGGCAGTCAACGTAGGGTCTACTGGAGCATTTGTACCGACGTCTGGTTCGGGCGCTTCAGGCACATGGGATATCAGCATCTCTGGCAGTGCCAATGCTGCTACGACAGCGACTAATCTGGCAAGCGGTGCTGCCAATCAGATTGCTTACCAGACCGGTTCCGGTACAACGTCATTTATTACCGCTCCAACAACAGGTTCCACCTACCTTTCGTGGAATGGAACAACCTTTGCATGGGCAGCTGCTGGCGGAGGAACGACAACCAATGCTTTGACCATGAACAATTCAGGTTCAGGTGCAGCATCAGGTACTACGTTCGATGGGTCAGTAGCCAGGACAATTAGTTACAACACAGTCGGCGCCCCAAGCACAACAGGTACTGGTGCAACTGGAACCTGGTCGATTGATATTACAGGTTCTGCTGGTTATGCAGCCGCCATATCAGGTGGTGGTACTAATCGTATTGTTTACCAGACAGGCTCAAGCACTACATCGTTTGTTACTGCGCCAGTTACTTCAGGCACTTACCTTAAGTGGAATGGTTCTGCTTTTGCGTGGGATGCGCCAGCAGGTTCTGGAGATGTTTCTGGCCCAGCTTCAGCAACGGATAGCCAGATTGCGCTGTTTGATAGCACCACTGGCAAGTTAATTAAAGCCGCTACAACGACTGGCTTGCTGAAAGCAACTTCTGGCGTTATCGCTGCTGCAACAGCGGGAACAGACTATCAGTCGCCCATTACGCTTACCACTACAGGCACTTCAGGCGCTGCAACATTGGTAGGAAGCACCCTTAATATTCCTCAATATTCTGGTGGTGGCGGAACAACAACCAATGCTGCGACCTTCAATAACTCTGGTTCTGGCGACTCTTCTGGGATCACTTTTGACGGGTCTGCTGCTAGAACAATCAGCTACAACACGTTAGGAGCGGCTCCGGCTACAACAGGCGTAAGTCATCAACTGTTAGCAAGTAACGGCACTGGTGGCTTCATCAACCTAACGACGGGCACAGGGGTTGTCACTGCTTTAGGTAACCAAACAAACACCTCTAGCGGCATGGTGACGCAATCGAGCACCTTGCTTACCAATGCAATCCTTGTTGGCGGTGGTTCTGGAGTAGGTATTAGTTCGGCCACGACGGGAACTGGTGTCGTAACTGCGCTAGGTGTCAACGTAGGATCGTCTGGTGCTTTTGTTGTTAACGGTGGTGCTTTAGGGACACCTTCTTCTGGGACGCTGACTAACGCAACGGGGCTACCGCTATCAACCGGTGTCACTGGGAACCTTCCTGTCGCTAACCTCAACTCAGGAACAAACGCATCTTCGTCTACATTCTGGAGAGGTGATGGAACCTGGGCAACGCCTGCTGGTGGTGGAGGCACAACCACTAACGCGCTAACCCTTAACAACTCTGGGTCTGGTGCTGCATCAGGAACCACGTTTGATGGTTCAACGGCAGTTACGTTGTCCTACAACACGATTGGCGCTGCTGCTGCTCCTACGGGTACAAGTGCTGAGTTGTTGGCAAATAATGGCACGGGTGGATTCAATAACGTAACCGTAGGGTCTGGGTTAAGTCTGTCAGCAGGAACTTTGTCTGCAACAGGTGGTGGAGCAGGCGGGCCTATCTTAGAATCACAGATACTTATTTCTTCTAACGTGACATTAACGAGCAATACCAACGGTTTGTCGGTCAGTCCGGTGACTGTTGCGGCGGGTTATGCTGTAACGGTTCCAGATGGTCAATCTTGGATGGTCTTAGGATAAGCTTATGAGCAAAATCAAACTTCAGGGTAATGCTTCTGGAACTGGAACAACAACAGTTCAGTCTGCAAACACCTCATCTAATACAACCTTTACAATACCAGGAATAGACGGAAGCCCTGGACAGTTTCTGTCTACAGACGGTTCAGGTAACTTATCGTTCGCTACTGGACTAACCTCCGGTGGTGCGTTAGGTACACCATCGACAGGTACGTTAACAAACTGTACAGGCTTACCAGTAAGCACAGGTATCTCAGGATTAGCTGCTAACGTAGCTACATTCTTAGCAACACCTTCCTCTTCTAACTTAGCCTCTGCGGTTACAGACGAGACCGGTTCAGGTGCTCTAGTCTTTGCAACCTCTCCCACCTTGGTAACACCTGTACTAGGTACACCGACCTCAGGAACACTCAGTAACTGTACGGTAGATGGAACAAATAAAGTTGGTTATATCGGTGCTCCAC